ACCGTGTCATGAGCGATTCCTTTAGCTCTATGACATATTCAGGACGTACCTACGCCACCCCTTACGGCGACTACGTCTGTCAGCATTCCAACGCACTCACCGTCGTTGGTTCGCACCCGATGCCCAACCCCAGTCGTGAAGAGGCTACCACCTACATCGACACAGGCATCAAGGAAGCCTACGAATCATACCCAGCGTCAAAACCTTGGTCACACTTCGAGTCTTTCTCAAGAAGTTATTATACGGTCGAAGGTCATGAGTCATCACTACTCGCCTTTCAAGCATCAGCACCGTACCGCAGGCCCACGGACCCATCCTGGACCGCAGTCACCGAACACTGTCTTCAACTGTTCGATACATTTCCGAGAGTCTCATCACTTGATTTCCTCAATCAACTTGGCGACGTACGCTACGAACCCAGCTCCGCAGCTGGTTACGGCTACCCAGGCAAGAAGGGCGATGACGGCAATCTCTCCAGGGCCAAAGGCATAGCAAGCAAGCTAGTCTACAGCTTCATGGAAGGAAACGTACAAAGCGTTATCGAGAACGCGACGCCCGACCGGGCGTTCGTTAGAACGCAACTCAGCGACATTTCGCGCAAAACCAAGATTAGACACGTCTTCGGAGAAGCATTTCACCACATTCTCCTCGAAGGTCTAGTCGCACAACCTTTGCTGCAAATGTTCATGTCCATCAACTCGCCATACTACATTGGACGAGATCCACGCATCGATGTACCAAGACTCATTGAAAACTTGGTCACTCGTGGAGTAGACATGTTCTCCCTTGACTGGTCCGGTTTTGACCAATCAGTGGAGCACTGGGAGATCGAGGATTTCTTTTCCTGCCTCGACACCATTCTCAACTTTCCGAACGAAGCTTCCAAAGCCGCTTACGAAGCGACTAAGCTTCTCTTCATCCACCGCAAGATTGCTGGCCCCAACGGCATCTTATACATGAAGCATCGTGGCATCCCCTCCGGCAGTTATTACACTAACGTCGCCGATAGTTGGATCAACTACAAACGCTTCCAGTATATGCATCACCGCCTTACTGGCCAAATCTGCCGACCTGACATGGTCCATGTCACTGGCGATGATCTTCTAGCAGGCATTCTGCCGCTATATCATCTCAACCCATGGTCATTCAGCTTAATCGCTCAAGAGCGAGAAGGCATCTGGCAGCTCAATCCCGACAAGATGGGATACGGTAAAGGAGGCGACGAAGTCGACTTCCTCCAACGCACCCTCTGGATTGGAGATCAGAAACGAGATATAGATAGAGTCGAACGACTTGCTATGTTTCCAGAATACGAGGTCACTGACCCACGAATCTCAGCTTTTAGAGCTAGAGCACTCTGGGAAGACAGCAACTACGCATCGAATATGCTAGCATATGTCACCGCTTACTTAGAACAAAAGTACGGGACCCTACCCGAAACCGAGGTACCCATGCACGTACGACGATGGCGCGACAAAGTTTTCGCACCACTACGCACTGTACTGGAGCCCACACTGTAATAAACAGTTTTCAGGCAAAAAAAAAAAAAAAAAAAAAAA